TGTGTAGATACAGGGGATAATACTACCCTCAACGGCGCAAAGCGTCACTATTCACTATTTGGTGACAATATGTGAATAACAAAATCCTTATTCACACTTTGCCTCTCCCCTGTGGGGATGATCTCAACCGTAACATAATTCTTGTTATCGTGCAGAGAAATGTTAGGATAGCAAGAGCAGCTTATATAGCGTCATATTGCGTCGAAGCTGATATAAAGCGCAATACCAGCATGATTGTCAATGGGGATGAAAACAAATAGTCGATAGTTGTCACCAGCGTTGAAATAGTGTCGAGATACGACATATATTGTACATGCGATACGAAACGGATAATTGGTCAAATATGGCTATTTACCGAAATGAAATGTTCTCGGTGCGATTGAAAACTTTACTGTTTGTGCAGATAAGGGGTGTTTATTCCCCTATAACGTCACAGGCTGTAAAGTCTCCGCCGCCGATAAACCGCCGACAATGTATGCAGAACCTATCGTTAGACCATAGGTAATGCACACAATTCCCAAGAAAAGTTGGAAAAGCCGTTATTCTAAAAAAACTCGAAACATTAGAATATAGGTATTACTACACTTTTGGGTAATTGTGGTACAATCTTCAAATACAAGCTCATAATGAGCGGAGGATATAAATATGGTAAAACCCATGAAAACCGACATCCCCGATATGAAAGAGGTGAAGGATGGCACAGTTGAGATCAAGGACCCGCGAATCCCAAATAGCGCGAAAGATCCGAAAGGCCCTTCACAAAAAGTCACGGCAGCACGAGCGCCGGATCCACAAGGATACATTCACCCGGGGCACGACACCTATCTCAGAATGTTCAAAACCTGGCGGGAGAACAAACAACCCGGCACGTTGATCTTTGGCGGGAAGGATTGGCAGGTAATCAAACCTGACGGTCATCCTGTATTCGTTCCACTCAACACATCCCTGGATAGCGCCTATGGCAGCACATCCGGAAATCGAATGTGAGCGATACTACTGAATATTTACCTGTACGGGATATGAAGCTCGCAGTCACCTTGATTGCGTTGAAGCACCTCGTACACGATATCAAGATCGATGGCAGAACTGTTTACGTCGTATTCGAGGCGGAAGATGTAGCCTCCGATGAATCTGCTTTCTATCTACGGGCTCTTGATCCTGTGCCCATTGAGAACATGCTCTCCGCCCTACAAAGGTTCAGGATTCTTCTGATGCGAGAACAAGGGGACGAGTATCTTGTTTCTTCCAGGGAAGCTGCTATCTCTTTGATGTCAGCGGGGATCAGACCTTCCGGTCTCCAACAGTTGGAGAGAATGTTGTATTTCAAATTCCCGAAAACTATCGAAGTGAAGAATTTTTTACTGTTTCTGGCCAACGGAACCGGTCCAGTAGTAGCGGTAGATGATTTCTGGTCAGAGTACCAGCACTTTTCGGATGCCCTTCGGAGTCGGTAAAAATGCCAAAAAATCCGCCCGGCCTCAATATATGTGTGGACTTCTCTGCTGACGAGATATTGAATTTATGCGATTACGAAATAGCCGTTTACTCCAACGAAGTTGAAACCGAGTACGATAAAGGTTTTATTGATGGACTGCGGTGGATGAAAACTGTATTCATGCCATTTAGTGACGAGGTAGATATATGAAAATCATAGTAAATGTGTACCGGAACCAAGCTCAGGCTGCAGAAGCAGCGAAACTCGATGTCCATTTGATGGGCGGTGAACTGAGGATGAAACCTTATATCGTCAGGAGATCACAGAAAGAGGAGAATATGTATATCTCTCAGTCTCAGATCTGTGATCGAATAGCGAGCCTTAAGATCTCTGCCTGGTTCTCGCATTACAATGTAAATTTGACCGCAGAGGAACGAGAGTTCCTGGACTCAAGGAAACGTGGCTAAAGAACCATATAAGCTAACACCTGGCGAATTACAGATACTCAAGGAGGGGAAGAACAACCCCTCTTTGATATCGAATTACTTTTTCAGAGCCCCTGGTGCAGACCAGGGATTTATCTTTGATCATAACTTTACGAAGTCCGGCGCCTGGCAGGAAGATGTGTGCATGGCTAAACAGACTGATATGTGTATCATCGGTGGATTTGGCTCAGGCAAAACTCTCGGTGTCGGAATGGGAGGGTTTATATGGTGCGTGACAACTCCGTGGTTCAAGTTTTTGAATGTGGCCCCCCGCGCGTGGCAGGCGAAGCAGATGTACGAAACTATGCTCGTGTGGTTAGACGGGACACCGGCAGAAAAGCTCGTTTGGAAAAAACCAAAGAGGCCTTATCCAACAATAGTTTTTCGTTTTCAGGTGGAAGATACGATCATAGAAAGTTCAATGGAATTCATGTCAGCCGACCGCGACGCAACAGGCATCCTGTCGTGGGAAGGCGATTGGATCAACATCGAAGAAGCAGGGCTGATCGACAACTTAGCGGAAGTTATCACATCCGTTGGATCCCGACTCCGTGGATCGGTTCGGGGACGTTCCAGGTTAGGGCGCTTATCGATGATCTCGAACTCCTGGCACAATCCTACCCTATGGGAGCAGTTCGACCTGGGGGAAGAAGATCCAGAAAACAACCTCTCCCTGGTTATTTCAACCCGGGACAACATGAATGTGACCGAGAAACAGCTAGAACGCTTTCTAAGTAGAATCCCGAAAGCCGAACACAAGCAATTCATCGATGGTCTCCGGCCGGAAGGTAAAGGTGACTATTTCTCTAAAGAAGCAGTATGGGCTTGTGAGAATCAACTCATGGCGGAACGGCTAGAAGATGGTGTAGCTGCGGGAAAACCTGGGTTTCTGCTCCGTGAGGACCGATCTACAGGTATATTTCATTTTGAGACTCCTCCCCAGGCTGATAGAATGTACATGATCTTCGGGGATCCGGGGATCGATGCGGCTCCAAAGCGTAACGCTCCGGTAATTGGCGTGTTTGATGTAACAGATGTCCCGAACCAGGCAGCACAGATCGTTGCTTTGTGGTGGGGAGATGGCGGAGGGCGCATTACACCCTTCGTAGACACCCTTTTAGACTACATGGAGCGATATCCAGCTGTTTTTGCGGGTATTGACTCGACTTCTACTCAGAAACACACCGCAGAGATGATAAATCTCCAGACTTTTGGGGAACAGATCAACAATTTGAGCGAGGAAGATGAAAAAACGCTCGAAAAGCTGTCCGTCCGGCATATTTCCGGCATGGATTTCTCTGGAACGAAGAAAGCAGGCTACTTAGTGGCGCTCCGGGCTCTAATTGAAGCTCAATTGATCAATTGGCCGAAGAATGTGATCGGTTTCCGGCAGCAGCTCACGAATTACAGCCTGGAAAAAGATAAACGTATTGCCCAGGACCTTGTAGCTATGCTTTCAATGGCAGCTTGGGCGGTGAGGATATACTTCAATGTCTCGATTACAGACACTTACGACAAAGGTGCGTCAGGGATTGATCCGGACTTTGATCAACATGGCCAACGGCTTGATTCCCGAGAAAAACGAAGCACGGGTAGAAACAGGTCAAGACGAGCGATCGCTAGAGCGTGATTTTAGATCTCCACGCAGGACACAGCGTTCTGCGAGAAAAGGTGGAATAGTTGTAAATTGACCTTGACGTTGGAGGTTTTATCCACTATAATACTCTGTTGAGCGTTCCAGTAGGAGCGCCGGAGGTACAGTTTGGGCTTTTTACCTAAATTTGATGAAGGACTCGAAAAGGATAATTCACCGGTAAACATTATCGATGACGCTTATATCCCGGATGCCTTCCCCATGGATACCTATCAAGCGAATCTTGACTTGTATACTGATTACGAGCAATGGTTCGATAGCACAAAATTAGATGAAACCTTTACTTCGAATGATACAGAAGTAGAGTTATACCCCGTCAAGATCAATCCATTATCTGGAGCTGCTCTCAAGCACTCCTATGCTCTCTTTGGCGAGTTTGAAGATGACTCTCGCCCATTGGTGATTCCTAAGCTAATTAGTGATGAGGCCAAGAAAGACGAGGAGCTGATCAAACCCGCAGAAGCCGCCTTGAATCATATTTGGTGGGAGAACGGCGGTCGAGCGCTCATGATGAAAAACGGATTGCTCTCCCAGGTGTTCGGAGGTTGCGTATTCAAAGTAACCTACGTCCCCTGGCAGACCTGGCGCCAGATTCCTTTCTATATCGAAGCCGTACATCCCGCGCAATTTGTCGGGGTTGCCTCTGGTGGAGATTACTGGCATTTGACTGAGAATTGGTTTGTAAAACATATCTCTCATGCTGATGCCCTGAGATTTGGCGTAAAGACGGATCAAGATGACCCTCTACCGATAATGATCGAGCATTACACAAACGATCATTACAAAGTTACTGTGAATGGATCTGTAGCTAAGTTGCCCAAGCAGCCCGATAAATTTATGGAAGGTGAGAATATTTACGGGGTAACTCCCGCAACATATATCCCCCACATACGATTCGACGGTCTGTATGGTATCAGTTTGCTCAAAGATCTGATTGGACTCACTAAGGAGATGAATCTCCGAATGGGTGATTATGGCGATGCCGTCAATGATGATGCTCACTCGAGCATTGCCATGCGGAACGTCACAGGCACACCCAAAGTGGTCCGGATTGGTGATGGGCTTCCTGTTATAAATTTGACTGGACGACCAAATATTTCCGGGAAAGAATCCGAACCGGACTTGTTCGCCGTAGAACAGTCGAAGGCATCTTCGTCAATGTCAGATTTAGTTGAGAAACTTTGGACGCAATTCAAACGTGCATCAATGGTTCCTGGCGTAGCCTACGGCGAGGATTCAGGATCACAACGGAGTGCTTTGACACTCGTGACGAGGATGTGGCCTTTAGTCTCGCACATTCGTCAAGAGCGCGTCCTCTGGAGCGCCGGCCTAGATGTATTCAATTCTACTCTCCTCAAAATGATGGAGAAGAAGGGTAAGGCTGATGTCAAAAAGGAACACCTCAAATTCCGGATGAGGCAGGATTGGTACCCGATCCTTCCGCGCGATCGACAGGAACTGGTGAACGAAGTTGTCCAACGGGCAGCCGTAAACCTCGGTTCGATTGAGCACCTCATGGAGATGTTGGGAGATGTAGAGCTTCCAGCAGAAGAAATGGAACGCATCAAAAGTTGGGTTACTTTTCTTGCATCCGTAGAGAATAAAAACGATGAGACAAATAATAATTCTAGTGCGGAAGATCCGGAAAACACTTCCGAAAGCTCCAAAGCCAAAAAGGGCAGGTCGGGCAATCGGGCGGTACAATCTGGAAAAACCCAGGAGGATAAGTAGTAATGTTAGACAAAGACGGAAATCTTATAGTCGAAGAATCGGGTAAAACCGCGGATCCGGCCACACAGATCGACGTAACCAAGCTCGTTACTGACTTGGCTGCCGCCAATGCTGCTTTGGATGTGAAGGACAAGCAGTATAAAGGTCTGCAGACAACCTACAACGCGCTGCACGGAGATAACAAAGTTTTACTGGATGAGAAAGCAACCTGGGTAGCCGATGCTGCCACCTTGAAGAATCAGATAGATCAGGCATCGAATGAACAGGGAACTTTCAAAGGTCAGTTTGATGACCTATCAGCCAGGTACACGGAATTGGAAGCCAAGAACACAGTGTTGGAGAACAAAAGCGCCCGGACAGACTTGATTCTCAAGGATTTCCCTGAGCTTTTGGGCTTTGAAACAGAAGGTCTCTTGCCTGTATTTGATGGTGATGTGGAAGCATTTACAACCAAACTCACCACATTCAAAGAGACTGTCGGAAAGCAATCGCAGAAAGCTATCGATGATGAACTCGACGGAGCTGGTCCAGACGGAACAGCCGATGAAAATGCAGCCCCGAGTCGCGATTCCATCATTGACGAGATGTTCAAGATTGCCGGAAACGCTGAGAAATCAGACAGATACGACGAACTGCAGAAAGCACTTGATGAACTTGACGTCAAATCCAAAAAATCAGGTATTTAGACTGACAGGAGACTGTCGGAGGTAATATTTTATGGCTACTGGAGATTTTGATCTTTATTATAGTGATACTCCATGGGAGGCCATTGACAAGAACCAGCGGGCTTGGTACGATCCCGATCTAGTTTCGATTTTCCGAAATCGAGCTGTATTTGCATCTGCCATCCCATTCGTAAAGAACCTGGGAGCCGTCAATGCAACCTCAATGGTTGTTTCTCAATTCATGGACCCCCATCCGAACTTCACGGCGCTATCCATGCGCCAGATTTGGATGCCTGCATCGCACGTTGATAGCAAGGCCGTGACCATCGACTTTTCCCGCTACGGCGGTAAAGTTGCTTATCATGAGTATGATGACATTATCAACTACTGGAAGGTAAACAAGAGAGCTGGCTTGCGCCGGATCCTCAAGGGTGCCCTCGGTGTTCATAATGTTGAAGTGATGGACGCGCTCGCGCGTAACGCTTTCTTGTCCGGGGCTTATGACTCTGGCTACAAGATGTTCTCAGGTGGCGGAAGTGATTTCTCCTCCCTGACCACAGCGAACAAGTTTGATCCATCCATCGCACTCGACATCTGGCTCGGCATGGCAAATCGTGGTGTTGCCTCTGCCCTCGGCGCCTCTGGTGCTGCCAGTTCCATCCTCTGTTACACCACTCCTGGTGTGATCTAT